CTTTCGGGGGGCACTGTGCTTCGAGCATAAGCCTCTTAACGTTACAGGTCAGGAGTTCGGTATGCGTAAACGGGATCGCAAACTAAGTTCTACGAACTTAGAGCGGACCGGTTATACTTTCAGTAGAGTTGATCTCTACCGTCAGGCCGCATCCGAACTACGTACTCGTGACTCAGGACTAGCACGATACGTTGTAGAAATTTTTGGACCTGATTTGATTGGATCTTTAGCTTTTGCTATTGATCCATACAAACAGTTCGTAAATCTTTCTAATAACGTAGCTCTCCTTTCAGATGGAGCGCCTGTCGTGCGAACACGGAAACGTGTTGGTATAGAATCATCACAGCGTAAGCTGTTGTATGAGACTTCAGTCGTTATACAATCGTATCAGAGAAATCCCCAAAAGGGTCTCTTTGATTACATGTATACCGGACCGACACGTACCGTTTCTTCTGGCTCGACCAATCGGACTTCACAGCCGAAGGTCTATGCATGGTCTAAAGATACCACCGCTAGAACGCGTCCAAAGGGCAAAAATCAGGGCGAATTTGAAATATTCGTCCCTTCTTTACGCTCCCCGGATCGTTCTTACGGCTATCATAAGATCGACAGAATTGTATACAATGCTATTGGCACTGGGCAGTTGATTAAATCAAATACCTATGTCTACAGCAAAAGTATAGGTCCCGAGTTCCGGATCGAAGATGCAGCTGTTCAAGCTTATCTCCCGGTTATACGTGCGCGTGCTCTTTCAGTAATGCAAGAGAACGTTTTGGGAATGCTGGACCAAGTCCAGCCTTCTCATCGTACGTTTGACTTGGTTCGTCAGATCGCTGAACTCAGGGAATTACCACAAACTTTACGTGGTACCCTTGAGGTCTGGCAATCGTTTGAACGGCTGGTGGGGACGAATTTGTTTCGTACCCTACAGCAGTCAACCAGTAGTTGGTTGAACCCTATTCTGTTAAGGGACTATTCACGTATCTTAGGCCGGAATACCGGTTTTCGATTCGATGAATTAGCAACCCTTGATCAGAATGCTGGCTCTGCCTACCTTACATTTAAGTTTGGTTGGGAGAGCACTCTTAGGGGCATCCTCGATTTTCTACCTTCCCCACATATGGTTGCTCGTCAGATTAATCGTCTGATCAACCGTATAGGGAGAGATACTTCGTTTAGGACCAGGAGAACCTGGACCGAAGACGAAACGAGTACACCGGAAATATCCTTTAGCCTTCTGCGAGATGAAGTGCTAGCTAGACAAGTTCGTATAGCTGGCAAACGGAAAACTGAACTTCGCTTAGTCGCGAATTTCAATATCCAATTTCCTCAAGCAGATATCCCACGTCTCAGAAGAGAGTTGTATCTGAGAAAGCTGGGAGCGTATCCAAGTGCATCGGATGTGTATAATCTCATCCCATGGACCTGGTTAGGTGATTGGTTTCTAGGCGCTGGCGACTACCTCGAGTTAATCGAGAGTATAGCTAACGACAGAAGTCTTATCAACTATGGCTTCATCACTTACCGACAGGAAAGTGATCTAGACCTTACGGCTAGTGGACGTTTCACAACTGAGGTGACTAGACTTATCAATGGGGTATCCAATAACTCCTCACGGAGTGTTGTCATAGCTCATACTGGTAAGCTAAAACTTGTCTACCAATTGCGTAGATCTATTCCCTCGCTAACTAACGTTAAGTCCATATGGGGATCCAATTTGAATTCCCATCAATCCGCCATTATTGGTGCTCTTTTAAGCACCCGTAGTGGCAGTCGAGCGAGGCGTGATGCCTCGTAAACGTAACGTCAGCATGAGGATCTTCTGACATGGCACTACCTGACCCGATCGCTATTGTAGCGGCTGCCCCCACACCAGCACTGACTTTCAGTGTTGTCAAGAGGGATGGAATTGGATCTGAACGCTGGGACGTAGCCAATGGCTACCAACTCGCGTTCAACCATTCCACCAACCCAGGTAACGGTGAACGACACTATATGAAAATTTCGCAGACTCTGAACGCCACATCGCCCTATACGGGTCTTGTGTCGAAACAGACTGCGGTTGTTTCCATTAGTGCTTCGTTCCCCGCCTTTGGTTGGGACGCGGCGGCGAAGGCTGCGCTTGTGAAAGCGCTCACCGATACGCTCGCCGATAGCGACGTCACCATCGCGAAGTTCGTCGCTTTTGAATCGTAAGATTCATCACGACTAACATAATGAGCAGTATCCTGTATTGCTCGAAGGAGTAATACATGGGTATCTTCAAATTCTTCGAAGTTATCTCTAACGTCGGAGGACTGATTACCATATTTGGTAGGCTCATTTCGCGACTTGGGCAAGGGGGGACTGAAATTCTCAGTTCCCCCGAGCTTGAGACGGTCAGGGAAGACATGTCACAGGACTCTTCTAGCTCCCTCAATGGAGAAGAAGATGAAAAGCCTGAAACCGAAGACTATCGATAAGAGTTCTTTTGCCGTAACTACTCGCAATGCGGATAAATACGGTGGAGCCTCTTATCATATCTTCAGATCGATCCTTTGTAGCCTTCTAACTGATGTTAGTCGGCTACGACCTGGAACGAAGGGGCTTGAGCGTGACTTAGTCACTCTCGAGGCACGGATTGAACACGAGGGTCTTGCCTTTTTGGGCACTTCCCTTTGTACTCTTGGAGACGCCCTCGACAGAGGGTTATCCACGGGTACGTTCCGCTGTCCTATTGGCTTTAAAACCAAGAAAGGATCGAAGATCCCCCGATTATTCGGAGGTATCTTCTCGGATGTGTTCGACGACGAAACTGGCCAACTAAAGGAGCGCGACTGCACGGAGGACGTTAAAATCCTCCGTCAGTTGCTCTTCTTTCTTCAAGAAACTTGCACCGGATACCGTTCGATCTACAAAGATGGAACGATCGACGATGCGCAGTTTCTCGCTGATAGACTCAGAGATCGCAGAAGTTTGTTCTTCTACGAGACTGACTCATATCAGCCGTATCTCTCGACTTTTGCTACCTACTCTTGATGAGTTTGTAGAATTAGAAGGGAAACACGGGCCAGGTGCTGTGGCTGAAGGCTTGAAGACAAACCAGAAATGGCTTGCCTTACTAGCTGGTCTAACTGATTTAGACCTTCGTTTGGGCGACATAGGTTACGATACAGTCTACGGATTGTACTCTGATCGTATCGCTGAAACGAATCCAGCTAACATCCCTGTTAGCGAGAGTGCTAGACTTGTCACTGTTCCTAAGACTTATCGTAGTCTTAGGACGATTACGGTTGAACCTGTTGTAAATCAATTTTTGCAACAGGCTTACAACGCTCATCTCAGAAATGAGATAAACCGTTGTACCGTTCTCAGACAATGTCTGACACTAAACTCTCAAGAGCCTAATCAGAAATTGGCTCTTGAAGGCTCCCTAACTGGCGCATGGTGTACGATAGACCTGAGTTCTGCTAGTGATCTCCTCTCAACACAACTTGTTGAGGCGGCGTTCGCTCACAGACCGAGATTCTACTCGGGTATCATGTCATGTCGTACACCCGAAGTTGATGTCGGTGAAGACCGAATCAAACTAAGAAAGTACGCCGGGATGGGTAACGCAACAACTTTCCCAGTACAATCGTATGTCTTTGCTTTAATTGCATTGGCATCGATGGTCCGCGAAGATGAAAGTCTTTCGCTAAGAAAGTTGGAGCGACTCGCTAGCAACATTCGCGTTTTTGGCGATGATATCATCGTTAAAACTGAATGTTATCCAGCGCTTGCTGAGTGGATCGAATCTTGTGGTTTACGAATAAATCACAAGAAGACTTTCCATGAAGGTTTCTTCAGGGAAAGTTGTGGAACGGATGCTTATAAAGGTGTTAAAGTTACACCAATATATCTCCGTGTCGATCCACTTTCGGCCGTCACAGACTCTAGGTCGTTTGTTAGTCTTGTATCGACATGCAACCAATTATGGTTGGATGGCCTTTACTCGACTTCTGACAGCTTACGAAAGATCTTGGATAAGGTTAAGACCTTACCATTAGTCAATCGTGACTGTCCTGGCCTAGGCTATCACACCCATCAGGATCTGTGTGAACGACAACGTTGGTCGGACACACTACATAGGTACGAAGTTAGGACCTATGTTCCTGTTCCTGTAAGGGAACATGATGAGATAGATGGGTACGCAGCGTTATTTAAGTTCTTCCATTCTCCCCGTTCAGGAGAGTTTGACAAGAAACACTTAACGCAGTCTGTCAGGAGGTTCAACGTGAATCTCCGTAGACGGTGGGTGCTAGCGGCGTAAGCCGCTATATCGATAATCTTACAATTATCAGCGGAGGAAGGCGTGGTCTACTTAGACCTCTACATTGTTAGGGGTTTAATAGCCCCTAGCTACATATGCCGGGCGCTAGTTTGCGCCCGGCAAGTGTAAAATGC